AGATATCTAAGCCTGTTTAGCGGGATCGAGGCGGTAACTGTGGCATGGCATCCACTCGGATGGGAGTGCGCTGCTTTTGCTGAAATTTTGCCGTATCAATCAGCAGTGTTGAAACATCATTTTCCTGAGATACCAAATTTAGGCGACGTCACAAAAGTTACTGAAGACGATCTAAAAAAGCTTGGGCATATAGATGTCGTAGTGTTTGGGTCACCATGCCAAGACATGAGCGTTGCAGGCAAGCGTGCAGGATTGAATGCAATCAAAGAAGACGAGAACCATTCATCGCGCTTGTTTTTTGAGGGCGTCAGAATATTCAAGATGGCGCAAAAGGTATGTGGTGCTCGGTTCATGTTATGGGAAAACGTGGTGGGCGCATTGTCTAGTCAAGAGGGGAAAGACTTTGGAACAGTTCTTGAAACATTGGTTGGGGTCAAATTCAACAACGACAGACCTGTTTGGGGAAATGAGGGTGTTGTATGCGGAAGAGATGGATTGTGCGAATGGTCAGTGCTGGACGCGCAATGGTTCGGAGTCCCGCAGCGGAGGCGTAGAGTCTTCGCTCTTCTCGATACTGGAGATTGGAGAAATCGAAAGCCGATACTACTTGAAGCCGAGCACCTGCGAAAAGTTGCTAGTGCGGATAGAAGCGAGAAACAAAAAAATACCACCAGCACTGAAACACTCATTGATGATGGTTGCTCAGTCAGAACCTTCGACAGACAAGCAATCAATCAGTGGGGAGAAAACACTGTAGCCAGCACGATATCTGCGCGTGATTGGAAGTCGGCTACCGATCTTGTGGCTTATGGAATACCGGGCAATTGGATAGGCAGAGATCCTGAGAATGGAGGTAATTCCACAAGGTTCATGGAGGATCTAGCTCCATGCCTTACGGCTACTGATCAGCACGCAGTCATATCGAAGTATGCAGTTCGCAGGCTAACGCCAACTGAATGCGAGAGGCTGCAGGGTTTTCCTGATGGCTGGACGAATGTTGGAAACCCATCAATAGCTAAAAGATATAACGCTCTAGGCAGGTCAATGGCTGTACCTGTAATGGCATGGATAGGTAAACAATTACAAAATAATTTGGAGGGTTAACAATGAAACCATTAGACGAGAAAAAAGTTTGGGCCAAAGAAATATTGGCAAGGGATCACCGGCTTGCGGTAATGATGATGATCCAGCAGCAGATCGATACAGTTCAGAAGCTTATGGAGCGCCACCAAGAGCTAGTAGAAGCGCCACTGCACTACAACATGTGCGCTGGCCTGCTAGACCAATTAAAAGCCCATTCAATTGCGGCATTCAATAACAGTGGTGCTGCAGCTCCCGAAAAACCGGATGGGGCAAACACAACTTATTACACGTTCCCTACTAGCGAGTTTGGACTGTGAACAATAAGCTTACTAAGGGGGAGCGCGAGTGGATCGGCAGGGTCAAAGAGCTGCCCTGCAGCGTCTGCGCGGCGCCACCACCTAGCGACGCCCACCACATCAAACAGAGCTGCAGCTACGCCGTGGTGGCCTTATGCAAGAGCTGCCATCAGGGTTCCCGTATGGGCTGGCATGGCGAGAAAGCCGCATGGCGTATAGCCAAAATGGAAGAAATTGATGCATTAAATGTAACATTAAAGAACTTGGCGAGTAATTCAATTACTCGACCCTAAAATATTTTTGAGTTTCTTCGATAAAACGCTTGACACAAGAATCTAACTACGTGTTAGTATTCGTCTCACTGCACTTGCGCAGGTTTATCAGGAGACTCAAATGACTACAGTAACTCAGGCAGCAATCCAAGCCCTAGCAACAGTAGAATCACTCACAAATGACATCGACACGCTCGCAGTGTTGGATCGTCAAGTCAAAAATCTCACAACACAATGCAAGTCGCTCAAAGACAATATCGCTAACCAGTTTGGCGAAGGCAAGTTTCGCGGCGAGAAATACGGTGTGCGCGTGACCATCGAGCAGCGCAAAGGCACGGTTGACATGGAAGCATTGTGCAAAGCTTACGGCATCACAGAAGAGCAATTAGACAGCTTCCGTGGCGAAGCTTCAGCAATCATCAAAGTTTCACCAACAGCCTAATTATCCTGCCCCCTACGGGGGGCTTAATTGGAGATCGACATGAGATTCGAAAAAACAGATTACGGTTGGAACATGTACGTTGAGCGCAGCAATGGTTCATTTGCTTACTTTGGTCACTTCCGCACCAAAAAAGACGGTAAGCGGATATATGGCGAATACAAAGAAGCTCAGGTAAATTAATTGGCGGGGGGCTTGCCCCCCCTCACTGGAGATGATTATGCAAGTGAAAAGAAAAGCAGAAGCATTTTTTAATGAGCACTGGGTCAACAGCAGCGACAAGTACATAGCCTATTTTGAGGGCGCCGACGGGGATGATGTCCATTGCTATGGCTCAAGCCCTGAAGACGCGATACAAGAGCTTTTAGACTGTTTTGGAGACGAATAATGACTGACGTACAGCAGACATGGAAGAAACACGGCTGGGTGCCACCTAGCATGCAAGAAAAGTACACCCACTACTGGGAGCTGATCAAGAATCCTAAGCCACGGATCACCATTCCAGATATTCACATTTTGGAAACACCCACGGTGGAATATAGTTTATTCGCAGAGCTGCAAAAAAATACTTGCGGATACTAACTTTAAGTTATAATTCACTCACTGCAGCGTTGCAGGTTTATTCAGGGAGATCAAAATGACCAAAGTTATCGAGCATCAACAAGCTTACGACCGCGCAGTAAAGCGCAACATTATCAACAACGCCACCAAGACATGGCGCAATGAGACTGAGCGTGCAGGTGAGATTGAGTTCGCGTTGAACGCTGGTCGCACAGATGAATACAACTACGCAGACGGCTTCATCGGCTCGATGGCTAAAGCATTTGATACCTACGGCAAGCTGACACCTAAGCAGTCGCAGGCAGTTCTGAAGGGCATCGATGCGCACGCAGCACGCAAAGCTGAATGGGCAGCTCAGAACGCTGCACAGAACGCCCACAAGACCCACATTGGCACTGTCGGCGAAAAGATGGTCATTACCCTCACCACAGTTCACGTTGTGCTCATAGAGACGGCCTACGGCGTCATCGGCCTGCACATCTGCGAGGATGCCAACAAGAACACCATCATCTACAAGGGCAACGCTAAGGGCTTCCCAAACAAGGGCGAGAGCGCCATGGTGATGGCTACGATCAAAGAGCACGGCGTGCGCGACGGTGTCAAACAAACAATCATTCAGCGCCCAAAAGTAATTGTTGACACCACAATCTAATTTCGAGTTATAATTCGTTCACCGCAGCGTTGCGGGTTTATCGGGAGAGAGAAATGAAGCCAGTACAGATCGAATACACATTAGACGCAGCCCAGCTTGAGCAGCCAGTGGATGTCATCCTTAATGTGACTTACTTCCACGAGACTAAGCCAAACCGTAGTAGCTGGGACAGTGACATGGACTACTACGGATATTGCGAGGTCGAGTTCAATATTTTGCACGCTGACGGTACGCCTGCACCTGAGCTGGACGCTATGCTGAGTAAGGCCGAAATCAAATACGTCGAAGAAAAAATTATCGAAGAAATGTCAGAGGAGGCTTAATCATGAAACTCACAACCCCAGCATACTGCGACTACATCGCCCACCTGATCCAGCCAGCTATCAAGTATCAAGATAGCCGCGAGAACAACATGATCTCAAGCGTAGGCCCTATCCAGCTTGATCTGGACGAGAACGGCGCATTCAAGAGCACCAAGAAAACTATCCGTGTTGAGGATATCTACGGTAAGGTATACCAAGTTACAGTCGAAGAAGTTATCGACGGCATGTAATGAACAAGCGCGAGATCGACAACATGATGAGGGATCTGCCGAGCCAAAAGCCGGTAGAAACCCTCGGCGCCAAGATAGGGATAGTTATCCTATTTATGGGCGTGTTTTATGTAATGGCAATGCTACCTAACATGATAAGGGCACAACATGATCAGAAAGAAAGTTATTGCCGCGAAAGCAGCAGAAGAGCAAACATTCAGGATGCCGAAAGAAGTATCGGAATGGATAGAACGCGCCAGTAGCACAATGAAGCACCAACAGTCCAAGATCGACGATCTGACGGAAGAAAACAAGAAGCTCAAAATCTACAAGAAATGGGCAGAGAAGAAGATCCTAAGCGCAGAAACCGACGAAAACTAAAAGGAGAAACAAAATGCTAACAATGCAACAAACAATGATTCTGCAAGTGGCTGCACAAAGCTTTTTATCACAAGAGCAAAAACTTGCAGGAATTACTAAATCTAAGTTGATTGACGAAGCAATTAAGCGGGTAAAAGCATTAGACCCCAAAAAGTTCATTCGTGATCCACAAGATCCAAATGGAGCTAGTGCCGACATGAAAGATAGAATATTCTTTGATGAGCCGGAATCAATAAAGCCAGAGCATTACAAAACTCACATAGTTCCAAAAACAAAAGAATCAAGAACAGCGGTATACGAGCGCCGAAGCAAACGGATGCTGATGAAATAGAATTACTTTATGGTTATACTAGCCAAATAAGCACTGAAATATTGTGCGGAAAGGCTAGTATGACCAAACGTAAAGACCCAGCAGATTTACTACCTACAGGTAGGCCTACAGAATTCACTCAAGAGATAGCCAGCACGATATGCGTAAGGATATCCAACGGTGAGTCACTCAGATCAATAGTCAAAGATCCAGAGATGCCAGCACAGTCCACTGTGTACGAGTGGCTGTCGCGGCACCCATCGTTCGCGGAGCAATACGCACGCGCACGCGACGATCAGGCCGACACGCTGGCTGATGAGATTGTAGCCATTGCTGACGAGCAGCCAGAGGTAATTGAGGTGCGTGACAAGGATGGGAACATCATTGACCACAAGCTGGACTCCGCTTTCCTAGCGTGGCAGAAGAACCGGATCGATGCACGCAAGTGGACGGCAATGAAGCTGCGCCCTAAGAAGTACGGCGACCGTGTGGTGCACGCCGGCGACGACGACAATCCGCTGGTGGTCGAGAATAACCTGAATGTATTTGGTGAGCTGTTGAAGTCAATGAAGATGGCACGGCAGGCAGAGTGAGCGCATTTGACGCCATCATTGACGACGAGCCGACGCTGAAGGAAGAGTTCAGCCGGCTATCGCCTATACAGCAGGCGGTAGTCAATTGGCAGATGAATTGGCTCAAGAGGGCGCACAAGCACCAGATCGAGCCGCCCGGCGATTGGTGGAACATATGGCTGATGCTTGCAGGCCGTGGCGCCGGCAAGACCAGAGCCAGTGCTGAGACGCTACTAGCATGGGCATGGGAAGAGCCTGCTAGTAGGTGGCTGGTATCCGCACCGACCTCCGGCGACATTCGCGGCACCTGCTTTGAGGGCGATAGCGGCCTGCTTAACGTCTGCCCCAAAGAGCTAATCGGCGACTACAACAAATCCCTGCATGAGATTAAGCTGACCAACGGGTCGTTCATTAAGGGCATCCCAGCCAGCGAGCCCGAGCGTTTCCGTGGTGGTCAATGGCACGGCGCATGGCTGGACGAGCTGGCAGCATGGGACTATATACAAGAGAGCTGGGACATGATCCAGTTCGCGGTACGTCTCGGTAAGCGCACACGGATAATTGTTTCCACCACCCCGAAGCCCAAGCCACTGATCATGGAGCTGATCAGCCGCGAGGATGACGACGTGGTGGTGACCAAAGCCTCGACCT